GGAGCGATATGAGACCAGCTCAGGTTCCGTATTTTCAAACCACTGTATTTTTACTTCAATATCGTATGTTCCAGCCCCGATTTCAGTATCCGAAATTTTGAGTATCTCGGTAACCCTTGGGTATTCAACATTACTGTTCTCAATAACCATCTACGCGACCCTCTGAAATATCTGTCGATTTTCGGAAGCAGCCCCTCGTGCTCTCCACGTTCCTGTAAGAATAGAACCTGTCCCTCCGAGGTCGTAATCGACGGTGTTGTTGTACAACCTAATTGTCGTTGTCGCGTTGCGGTTAATTGCACGAGAGAAGAATACGGAAATTACGTGACCTATCGGGAGATTCGTATCGTTGACACCGGTGCCCTGGTGAACTTCCGCGGCCGTAAACCCCAACGCGTGCGTATGGCTCGTGCTCGTAACGGAGTTGCCGGTCGAATTGTTGATATTACCCGGCGTTCCCAGCGTAAGCGTCCGGTTTGCCGAAAGGTCGCCGCCGCCCGTGAGGCCGTTGCCGGCGGCTATGCTGCGCGCTTCCGGAGTGATCCCCAGCCCGTCGTAATTGCCGGCAGTAATGATTTGGCTTCCGAACAGGTAGCCGACGTTGGAGCTGGCATTGAGCTCGAGGGCATGTGGGGTTTCCCACGTGCCGGAATTGTCGCGGTCGGCGAGCACGTAGAACCTGTTGCTGTCGACGTAGGCCCAGAAATCATAGGCATCCGTATTGGTGTCGCTGAATCTGACGCGAGGGCTACCCCCGGAGATCTCTATTTCATTGCCGGTTGTCGTGATCTTCCCGCTGGTGCTCAGCGTCGTGATCCCGTCATAGGCACCGGAAATCCGGGCGTTGGGGAGCGTACCCGTCGTCAGGTTCGAAGCGTTGTTCGCCCCAAGGTTCGATCGCGCCGTTGCCGCATCCGTTGCCCCTGTACCCCCCTCGCTGACGGCCAGTGCCGTCTCGAGCGTCAAGGCGCCGCTGGAGGAGATGCGGGCGACTTCGTTCGTGCCGGAATGAAAGACGTGCTCGGAAGCGGAAACATAGTTCAGCGTGTTGCTGGTAATGGAGAAGCCGTAGTTCGTTCCCCAAAGGGCAAGGTGTCGTGACAGATCGGTTGCGGATGCCGCAACCGCCGATCCGAAGTCGACTCCCTCTGTGAACTGCACGTCCCCGGTGAAGGTCTTGCCTCCCATCGAACTCGGCAAGCGCGCATCGGCGATCGTGCCGGAGCCGAGATCGGCCGCCGAACCGGAAGATGCGATCGCAGCCAGCCCGAGTGTCGACTTCACTGCCGCGGCGTCCGAATCGTCCAGAATGGTCCGCGCAAACGGCGTCAGCGCAGTCGTCGCATAAGCATCGGCTGCCGTCGTATAGATCATGCGATCGGCAGCCGTCGTCAGGCCGGCAATCGATTGCAGACCAGCGTCATGCGCCTGCACGTTCGTGCCGATCGCGAGGCCGAGATTCGTCCGCGCGACACTCGCCGAGGTCGCCCCCGTGCCGCCTGCCGTGATCGGCCGCGCCGCATTGGCGTCGGCGGTCAGGTCATCTACAAGCGCGTTATACGGCACGGATTGTATCGTGGTGTTGGACACACCCTTCGTCCCCGCAGGCGGGGAATAGACTCCACCAGTTCGTGGCAATGTAGCCTCCATGGAAAAGGTAATGTGGGCGAAAAGCAGCACGTCCGCTCAACCTGCGGCGGTCCTCTGCGATCTTGATCGGGCGGAACGGTCTATTCCCACCGCGGGTTGCGCCGGGCCTCTGCTGACTGCACCTGCTGCTCGTAGAGCCTGTGCAGAACCGCCCTCTCCTCGGGCGAGAGCCAGGGATTGCCCATGGCCTCGAGCAACGGCATCAGATCGGCGGCTTGCGCCTGTGCCTGTTGCCGCCGGCCGATCGCCTGCGCCTGCGCCACCTGCTCGGGCGAGGCAGGCGTGCCGTCCATCAGCGCCGGCATGATGCCGCCCTGGGCATTGGCGAGCTGCCGAGAACCCTGGAACTGCGCCGGAATTGCCTGTTCCGGGGGACGCGCATTCGGCGGCGTCAGGGAGGGAGCCGCTATCCGGTCGTCCGCTTCCTTGCCTGGGAACGAAGGCACGAAGGGCGAGTGGGACGCCGGAGGCGGCGGAGGCATTCCTGCCGGCGGCTCGGCTCTGCCGGCCTCTGTCGGCTCACCCCGCGGGCCGAGCACGTTCATGAACTTGCGGCCATAGGTGCCGACATCGGTTCCCAGCGCGTCCTTGCGGCTCGTCTTGCCGACGCCGCCCGGACCGGCAAACCATGCCTGCGCGGCGCCTTCCGGTCCGAATTCCTGCACATAGGCATTGAACTTGTGGTCGAAAATGGCGTCCTGGATTTCGGGGCTCGACAGGAACTCTTCCGGCGTCACCTCGCGCCCCAGCGCCTCGCGGGACCAGGGTCCGATATTCGCTTCCATGATCTGGTATCGCCCGAGCGGACGCCCAAGTTTCGGATGCATCGGTCCGATAGCCGTATAGTCCCCGCTTCCTGCGCTCTCCAGCGAGGCGATGGCGTCGCGATAATGCGAGGAGTTTGACGGAGCCGCTGCGGATGCGCTCGCATTGGAGACCTGCCGGTCCGGCATGCCGCCAAGAGCCCCGTCATAGGCGGCGCGGGCAGCGCTGCGGCCCTCGTCTTCCGCCCTGTCCGCCCGGCGGTTCATGATGCCTGCGACGATGCCCGAGCCCAGTGCGTTCAGTCCCTCGCCGATGTTTTTCGGTGCGGCCGTCCCCATGATCGCCATGGCAAGTTGGCGCTTGCGCCTGACGGATTCGGGTGTCTCTCTCGTATTGCCGCCGAACAGGTAGGAATTCGCCATCAGTACAGACCTCCGTTTCGGCCCTGGTTGAGGAATTGAGCGGCCCGGCCGAGCCCTTCGCGGGACCAGGGCCCGATTGCCGTCACCAGGTCCTGGAAGCGGTTATCGCCCTGCGCAGGTCCGGCCGCATTGTAATTTGCAAGTCCGGGCTGCGACGGGCGCCTTTCGGGCGCGGGAGGGAATGCTGCCTGGCGCTTGGCATACCCTGCCGCAAGGCCTGCGCCGAGCATGCTCATTCCGCCCCCGATCGTCTGTGCGAGGGGCTGCCCCAGGATTTTCTCCTGAAGCCGCTTCGCAAGCTGCTCGCGCGCTTCCTTGGGCATCGCGCCCCGATATCCGAAATAGCCGTTCATTTGCCTCTCCCTGCGTTGAAGAGCAGTCCGTAATCCACGCGCCGCAGGCCATCGGCGCCCTTGGCGACAGCGTCGGGGCGCACTTTTTCCACCTCCTGCGCCATCACGCCTATCCGCTGGGAGCGTTCCTGCCTTCACCTTTGTACCTGTACTCGTAGAGGCCGCCGACTTTCTTGATGTCCTTCTTCGCGCGCTTGTCCGAGAGGCTGGCCAGTTGCCCGCCGAAACCGAGCATGCCGCCAAAGAGGTTCTGCATCGTGCTTTGCTTCTGCTGGTAGGCGCCCATCTTGTTGGCATAGTCCTGTTGCACCAGCCCGGCATAATCGACGGTCGGCATGGGGTTGCTCTGGGTCGGCACGAAGCTCGGGCTGTCGACCTGCGCCCCGGACATCAGCCCGACGATCTCGTTGATCGGCTGGTTGCGCTGCGCGTAAAGCTCGTTCAGATATTGTGCCCGCTCCTGGTTTTGCAGGTTGTACTTCGCCTGCTGAGAATTGAATCTCTGATCCGCCAGAGCATTGTTGCCGCCCGTCGCCGTGTTCTGGTTCTGGTACTGCTGCTGCAGGGCGTCGTTTCCGAACTGCGCCGCGGTCAGTCCCTGGTTGAATTTCTGCTCCTGACCTGCATTGTTGGCCTGCATCTGCGCCTGGTTCTGCGAAAACTGCTGCTGCTGAGCGGCGTTTCCCATCTGCATGTCGTTCGCGTTCTGCGCGTATTGCTGTGCCTGCGCCGAATTGTAGAACTGGGCCAGTCCGGTCATCTGGTCGTAGGCTTGCTGCTGTGCCGAATTCTGGAACTGCGCCTGGTTCTGCGCCAGACCGGCGATCCGCGATTGCTCCTGCCCGGCACTCAGGGTTGCCCCTATCCGGGCGTCGTTCGCCGCGCGGTTCGCCTCGTCCATCGCACGGTCATAGGCCTCGGAGCCCGGCTGCAGTCCCTGGTTGGTCAGCTTCGTTTCAAGGGCGGCGCGGTCCCGCTCGATCTGCGGGCTGAGGCGGTCCATCAGCGCCTGTTCGTATTTCGACGTGTCGATGTCGAAATCATAGCTCTCGGTGATGTTCCCGGCATTGCCAAGCGAAGTCTGGATCTTGCCGCTGTCCGCAACCTGGCTCTGTATGGAACCGGCACCTGCAATCGAGCTTTGAACGTTGCCGGCATTTGCGAGGCTGGTCTGCAGCTTCGGACCGCTCGTGAAGCTCTGATACTGCGGCAGCCCGATCGCGTCCGACTTTCCGGCCGCTGGAGCGCCGGATATGTCGAACTTACTGGCGAGAAGGCCGTTGAGCTTTCCCGATTGGGTGTTGGCAAGCGTCGCCAGGTTCAGCTGGGCGGCGTCCTCCTGGTCCTTGATCGCCTGCTGCGCGGGCGAAAGTGTCTGTGTCGCCGTCGGAACCTTGAGGTCGTATTCTTTCCCGCTGAGAGGATCGGTCCACTTCTGAGTGTTATAGGTATAGGTCAGGTTGCCGTCTGGCGTGACCTGGTTGGCGTTGCCCATGACGTTGTTGGCAACCGCGGTTCCGATGTTCGTCGCAGTCTGCGCGGACGCCGTTTGCTTCGGGTCCGGTGCTTCCGGAGCGGATCCGTAAAGGCCCATGATTCAATCCTTTATCCAATCTTCGACGGTCTCTCCCGAGCCGGCATGGCAGAGGTCGAAAAAATCTTCCGTAGTGGCTTTGGCGTGATCGTAGCCGCCGGCGATCGCGGCAACGGCGGTGACGATCGAGCCCACCGCTTCGCGCATGACGAAGCCGAATTGCCGCTTTACCGGATCCCGGGCGGACCGCCATTCGTCGCTCAACTGCCATTGCACGATCACGTTGTTGATGACCGGCGCCAGGACGGCGGCGTGCTCGATGAAGAAAGAATTCTGCGGCAGCCGCGTCAGCGTCCGAACCAGGAGCCAGCAGACATTCCTCTGGCGGTTCTCTTCCTCATCGACGATGTCGTCGGCAAGCCGTGCGATCGCGGCGATCTCTGCCAGGAATTCGGCGGCCGCCCCGTCACCGCGCGTCCAGCGCAGAAACGCCGCGCGGATAGTCTCGGGATCGTTTGGAAGCATCAGGCACTGGCCTCGCCCACCGAAACCTGAACCGTTGCGAGGTCGACCTCGATATCGAGCTTGAAATCCCCGCCGGAGGTGATGACGCAGCCGACCCCGATCATGTCGCCCGTCGCGCGGACATTCTGCCGGAAGTCGTAACGCTGCACTTCGGATACGCCGTCCCAGATGGCCCTGTCCCAAAGTCCGACGTCCCATTCCGACGAACTTGCTTCGCCTTCCGTTGACGTGGTGAATGTGGGCGTCGACCGATCGTAATCGGCACGGGCGAACAGCCGCACCTTCGGCGCGGACTTCGCCCGGAAATACATATGCGCCATCGTTGCCGTCGCCCTCTGCCCGAATTGCGTTGCCGGCGAGAACTGCGAAAGATAGGTCGCCGAGAAGCTCAGCCCGTCATCCGTACCGCCCGCATCGCCCTGCCACATGTAACCGTCGAGCGAGCCGAAGAAGAGGCCGCCCTGCAAGGTCTCGTAGCAGAGCGCCTGCCAGTTGCTGATCGTCGACCAGCGCCCGGTCAGCACGTTCAGGACAAAGGTCGTGTCCGCAACGACGGTGTTTTCGGGAAAGGCCACGAAGACCAGGTTCTGCTCCGGCCACTGCTTCAGCGTCCAGCCGGTTCCAGTGGCGTTGGCTGCCCTGCGCCAGTCGTCCTCGATCGGCCGCGAGACGGAAACGAGCGACAGGGCCTGCCGGTCGCGCTGGAAGACCTGCGACATCGGCGTGAGCCCGTCCGTCGTGGCAATCAGGATGTCGGCCCCTGCCCTGATCCACCCGTTTTTGCCGAGCGGCCGCCCGATCTGGTAAACGCCCTTCAGTGCGAAATCCGATGCGCTCGAAGGGTCCGACCCTGCATAGACGGCAATTTCGCCCTCGGTCGAAAGGAAGACACAAAGGTCCGAAAGGCCGTCGCCGCTTTCCAGCGACCAGGAGAAGCCCGTCAGCAGCGAGCCGCCCTTTTTCATCACCCCGCCAAGGGGGAAGACGACGGCGGCCCCGCCGACGGCGTTCACCGGCAGGTAATAGGCATCCAGCGTGCCGTTCTTGAGGAAAAACTCCCTGTTCTTGAACAGCCAGCCGTAATTGAGCTGCGCCATAGTGGTGCCGTCGGTGAACGTGATCGCCGGGGCCGTCGTCCAGGTGGTACCGTTGTAGAGCCGCCGGTCGTTGGCGCCGTTCAGGCAGACGAGCCACGACGTGCCCGCATTGCTATGCTGGAAGGCGCACCAGTCACCGCCGCTCATCCCCGAAACCTCCGCCGCCGTGGTGGCGGGAGGGGTGGCCGGAGCGGTCATGTTGTAAATGCCGGCATTCGTCGCCATGAACAGCTTTTCATTGCTGCCATATTTGTATTTGAAGGCGCTCCTGATGTCGCCGCCGTCGGCCGCCAGTCCTTTCCTCTGCGATCCCCCACGGATCTTGCAGCCCATCAGGGTCGGGAAGAAGTTGCGCAGCACCGTTGCCGAGCCCGGCTGCTGCGATGCCATGTCGGCCGTGGTGACGAGGCCGCCCCTGGGGGCAGGAAAAGTCACCGGCTGCGAAGTCTGCTGCCGGCCGAGAGAGACAGGCCCGCGATTGGATTGCCCTATACGGGCCGGTCTTGGCTGAATTCTCATCCTGCCCCCCTGTCGGCATTGATCTCCTGCGCGAGGTCGGCTTCGAACTCGGCGAGATTGTCCTCATAGGCGAGCCCCTTCTGCCGCTTCCAGCGCCAGACGATGCCCTTGAGCAGGAGGCGCTCGGGAAAGAGCGTCGTGTCGTCATCCGCCGTAAACGTCGCCTGCGGCCCGTCCGGATCGTGCAGGACCCAATTCTTCGAAACATAGTCGATGACGGCGCCCTGAGCCGCCGATGCGGGCGAGAACTGCACCTGCCCGGCCCTTATGAAGAAATAGGGCTGCATCGAAGGCATCCCGGCGATGACCGCCCATTGACCGCCATTGGTGACGGGTCGGACGAAGGCTTTTTCGGCGGTCCGCACAGAGCCGCCGGGCGTCAGGCGCTGGAAATCATCGGGAAGGTTCTCGGAAGCAACGGCAACCCTGTGCTGCCGCAAGGTCTTCTGCCAGTCTGCCCGCCGCGCGATCTCGTCGCCGGCTTCCTGCGCGAGCGCAACCATCGTCATCGCGTTAGGCTCGGCGGACCCATACACGTTATCGAAAGGCGAGAGCGAGACGACGTCGCAGACCTGGTTGATTGCGGTAAGCAAGGTCATAGCTCGCCCTCCCGCGTCCTTTGTCCGTTGGCGCCGTATCCGGCAAGGCCGTTGGTCCCGGCGGCAATCCCGGTAACGCCAAAACCGCCGATGCTGTTGAACTGTATGGTATTTTTCAGCTTCGGATGGGTATTGACATACTGGCGGATGCGGGCTGCTGCCTTCGGCGCAACTGTCTTGATATAGTTCGGAGCGGCCATATAGGCCCGGATCGCCTCAGCCACCAGCTCATTGCGCACATGTTCGCCCCAGTACTTATTCTGCTCGGGGCCAAACCTCTTGCCATAGCTCTGTGGGTTGTTCAGGTCGTTGTAGATGGTTCGAAGTTCTTTATCGATACCATCAGTTGGCATTTTGCCGGCAATGGCATCGATTGCATGTGCAAGCTCATGCGCGACAACGCGCCCGGCTTTGTCTGCCGGCAGGGATTTATCGTAAAAGATATCTTGACTCAGTACGTCCCCTGATCGTCGATCTCTGTCGACCACGTACCGTCCCGCATCGCCTGCGATCGCACTCTTCGCAACCGCCTTAGGGCGTCCGCCCGTTCCTGCCTTTCCGATTTCGTCATATGCTTCCGCTGATAGGCCGGTATCGCCTCCGCCAACGACCGTTCTACCGGCGACATATCTTGCGGTAAGCGGTCTTCCGTCCATGTCCAGGCGGAGTCTTCCGCTTTCGTCCGCAATGCCTCCCGCTGCTTCATGTCGTGGATCTCCCGGCCTGTAATCAGCCTCGAATGGCCGAGGCTGTTTGACTGGAGGATCATATATTCGTGCGCTGCGAGAGGCAAGAAAACCAGCGTCCTGCGTCTTCTCTGCCGTCATGCCCAGCGCCTTGTCGACCGGGGG